CGGCTCGTTCACGCCATTCGTCATTGATAAGCCAGCACTTGAGGCGCTGGCGAAGTTGGCGGTCACGCTTGCTGATGCGCTGAAGGCATTGCAGACGATCAGTACCGACGTGAAAGCCACCGTCACTACTCTACAAGGTATCCGCGCGCGCCTTGATGCGGGCATCAACACGAAGACGGTGACGACGTTGGGTACGGTTGCGGTCTGATGGCGATTGACCCCGCCACCCTACGCCTCCGCTACCCGGCGTTCGCCGACGTGCCGGACGAGACGATCAATTACTGGCTAGACGACGCCGCGCGTATCGTGACGCCGGCATGGGGTGCGGACCAAGAGCCGGGCACGCTGGCACTGGCGGCCCACAATATGTCGCTGAATGGCGTGCTGGCGGTAGCTAGCGGCTCTTCGTCGTCCATTCCGGCTGGCGTCACCAGCTTCAAGTCGGCGAGCGTGAGTCTGACGTTCTCCGATGCAGCGGCGGCTCAGGCGGCGGAAGGCGGATACGGCTCGACCAGCTATGGGCGCGAGTTTCAGGTGATGCTTCGGCGCAACGCTGGGGGCGCGTTCCTCGTGGGCTACGTCGAGGCGCCGGCGGGGTGGTGCGATGTTTACTGACGCCTTCGCCGGTATCGCCGCGCAGATTAGTCAGGCGTTTGGCGGTCCGTATCATGCCGCCCGCGTCATCACCTCAACGCCGCCTGAGTACGACGAGGGCGGGTCCATCGTCACGCCGGGCCAGGTGGTGGAACGCGCGTGCCTGTGCCAGGTTGACGCGGTGACCGAAGCGATGCGGACGGAAGGGTTCACGCAAGGCGACGTACGGCTGCTTATCATCAGGCTGGCGGGCGACCTCGACACGGACGCGCGAGTCTCCGTCGATGCGGGGCCACACGAGGGGGTGTATTCGATCCAGGCGGTGTCACGCGATCCGCTTGCGGTCTATCGGGAGTGTCGTGGGCGTGCGGTGACGCCATGATCCGGCTGACCGACAATCACGCGGCGCGCCTGCGCAAGGCGGCTCCTAGCAGCATCGTACCCGCATTAGGCCGCGAACTGCACGACAGCGCCGACATCATCGCACGCGACGCTCAGGTAACCATTCTGGATGGCGGTATCAGCGGCTCGGGGCACATCACCTCGGAACCAGGCCAGACACCGAACGCCGACACGCACGACCTAGACAAGTCGATCCATGCTGGCGAGGTCATCGATACTGACCCGGGCGTGATCCGCAGCAGTGTGATCGCCGACAGCGATCATGCGCTACCGCTTGAACTCGGCACGACCAACATAGCGGAGCGCCCGTTCCTCCGCCCCGCTGTCGAGCGGCATCGCCGAACGACGGTGAGGAGCCTCGCCCTAGCCTATAATCGCAAGGTGCGCTGATGGACTATTCGCTTCAGGTTCGCCGCGCCATCATGGCGGCTATGAAGTTCGACACCGGCATTGCGGCGCTGATACCAGCCGCCAACCAATATCCATCCACCGTCCCTCCCGAGAAGCCCGCCAAGCCAGTCGCTGGCCAGCGCTACCGCGAGTGGCCGTTCACCCGATACGGTGCGCCGATCGCAGCGCCTTTTCGCACGTCTGGCCTCAACAGCAGCAGCATCCGAGTGACATTGCATGCGTTCACCCGTCAGCTGTTGAACGCAGGCGGAGCGATCATCGAGACGGCTGAGGACCGGTCCTGGAAGATGGCGGCGGCCATCAAGACTGGCCTCGACGGACGCGTACTGCCAATCGAAGGCGGTATGCACGTCACGCTGTCGTGGATCGGCTCGAACAGCATCATGGACGGCGACGAGCCCGATGCTTGGCACGCGATCGTCAACCTATTAGCGGAAGTGGCGGGTTAGGCTTCGTCGAAGAGCGACCGGATCAGTGCAGCAAGGTAGCCAGCTGTCGACAAGATGAGTCCGGCTAGGGCGAGCGCGGCCCCTCCATCAAACATCAGCTTCTGACGCTGCAAGAGCCCGATGTTAAGCGTATCATCCCCCGCGAAAGGGCTGGCTCCCGCTATGCGTGCCGCCTCCTGATTGAAACCGGTCGGGAGCCACAGCGACAACCCGATGAGTACCGCGCCGATCAACAATAACATGATTCCGACCAATCGCATGCAACCTCCCGTGACGGCGGTAATCAGACCCAAGCCTGCGGACTACCCATCGGCAAACTTCGGAGGGTTCTCATGTCCACGCCGACGATCGTCAAGGGTCAGTATTTCGACGTTGCGGTGAAGGCGCCGGGCGCATCCGTGTTCACCTACCTGTGCGGGCTGAACACCCGCAACCTGACGCACCAAGTCAACACCTCGGACGAGGCAGTTCCGGATTGCGACGCCCCCGCGACGGTGCCGTGGCGCGTCCTGAACGCGACGAGTCAGCAGAAGGACATGTCGGGAACCGGCGTTCACAACATCGCTCAGGCCGATCTCATCCGGTCGATTTTCGGCCAGACCCTGAACTATCGTTTCATTGAAGCTCAGCCAGATGCGGCCGATGCAAACGATAAGGACCAGATCGGCTATTGGGAGGGTCCTTTCATGCTGACCAACTGGCAGCAGGGCGCTACGGACGGCGCTAACGTCACTTCGCAGTTTACCTTCAGCAGCGATGGCGAGGTCGAGTGGACCCCTGCGGCTGGCGGCTGATCTATGCAAACCTGGGTCGACATCAAGTTCGCTGACGGTGAGTACCGGACTGCGCTCGGTGCCGCACAGATTCACGAACTGGAGAAGAAGTGCGACGCGGGCCTTGGTCGCATCTACGCTCGCACTCTCGCGGGACGCTACGGCAGCGGCGCCGGTCAGGTGCTACCGCTTGAGGCGGAATACCGCTTCTCCGAACTGATCGAGATCATCCGGCAAGGTCTGATTGGCGGCGGCGAGTGCGTTGTGGATGGCGCGACAAAGAAGGTGTCCTCAGTCCGCGCGAACGACCTTCTCGCCCACTACGTCTTGGACGTAGGCAACGATCGGATGAACGTCGCGGCGGTTTGGGACTTGGCGGTCAGCATCCTGTACCCGCTGATCGAGGGCTACACTCCGCCGGGGGAAGCAAGCGCCGGGGAAAGCCCGGCGACCTAGACCAACGCTTCGATTACGCGCAGTGCCTCACGAACTGCGCGAAGATGAACCTGTCACTGGCGGACGCCCGCTCAATATCGTGGTGGGAGTACAGCGCGTTGCTGGTCGGGCACCAGCCGCCCGAAGACGAGCTGCCGCCCGAAGCGCCGGATGCTGACTTCGTGCGCCGGCGGATGGAACGGCTGGCGGATGCCGGCATGATCGGGAGCCTACACTGATGGCCGAACTGGTCGATGCGATCGTCGCGGACCTAAGTGTCAAGTACGAACAGTACGTTGCCGGCTTCGAGAAGGCGACGGCGGCACATGAGCGCTTCACCAAGAGCGTGCCGAAGATTGGCAGCATGGGCGGGTTCACAGCGGCTGAAGCCCAGCAATACGCCGATCGGCATACGAAGGTCGGCCAGGCAGCCGAGAAATCAGGCGAGGTACGCAAGCGAGCCGCCAAGGGTGCCAGCGATGCCGAAAAGGCGGCTGCGAAGGAAGCAGCAGCGGCGGTTCGGCAAGCGGCTAAGGACAAGGAGCGTGCTGAGCGTGAGGCTGCGCGTGCTACGGCTGCCGCTCTACGAGCTTCAGAACGTGAGAAGCAGGCCGAAGCCAAGGCTACTGCTCGCGAGCAGACCAAGGCTGCCGCAGAGACGGCTAGGCGCGCCGAGATCGAGCGCAGCGCTGCCGCTGTAGCTGCTGCGGCAGCCGAACGCGAGGCAGCAGCTCGCGCGCGTCTGGCCGCAGTCGCCGAGCGGGCAACCGCCAAGGCTGGCATCACCCCCGGCAGCGGGCGCGTTGTCGGCGCTACCGTACCGCGCGAGGCAAGCGGCCAATCGTCGATCCCGCTCGACGTCCTGAACGGCGCGGCGCGTAAGGAGGCGGTAGCCGAACGCGAGATCAACCATCTGCTCGTTGACCAGGCGACGCTTCAGGGCCGGCTCACTGCCGCCAAGGGCCGCGATCGGGATGTCATCCGCGAGCAGATCGCCGAGTTGCGGCTGGTCAATCAACTTCAGCGCGCGGGATTGGACGATGCGGCCATTGCGCTGCGGATCGATGAACGGCGTGCTGCTGTGACGGCGCTCAGGGCCAAGGAAAATAGCAGCCAAGCGGCGAAGGGAGCGGAGCAATTCGCCCGTGGCGCTGGTTTCTCTGCGGCGACCGGAGGCGGCGGCGCGGTTGCCGGCATCGCCACGGCGGTCGGTGTAGGCGTCGGCGTCGAAGTCATTCGATCGGCAGTCGAGTACGGCAAGGCACTGGACGATCTTTCCAAGCAACTCGGCATCACGATCACTGACCTTCAGGCATATGAGAAGATCGCGCGCGATACTGGTGTCGAAACGACGACCCTATCCAGCGCGTTCGGCCAGTTCGCTTCCAACCTTGGGCGCGCTCAGCAGGGTGGTGAGGAGCAATCGAAGGTCTTCAAGGCGCTTGGCGTCGACATCCGCAATTTCTCGACAGCGGGCGACGCGCTGCCCACGATCATTGATCGAATTTCATCGATCAAAGACCCGTTGCAGCGCGCGGCGGTTGAAACGCGGCTATTCGGTGAAGAAGGGCGCAAACTCGACCCTCTGCTTTCGGGCGGTGCGGCGGCTGTCAGCACCCTTGCGGCTTCGCTACAGGAGACGGGACAGGCGCTATCCGCCAAAGAGATACAGGAGCTTGACGAAACCGGTCGGAAGCTGGCCGAGGTCAAAAACCAGCTTCAGGTCGATTTTGCCCGCGTGGTGGCGGGAAACGCGGATGCAATTATCGGGCTAGCCAATAGCTTCGCTACGTTGATAAATAGCATCGGTGGAGCGATCACTAAGCTACAGCAGTTTAGTGCAGAACAGATCAGGGCAGGGCGGCTACCGGGCGACCCGGCCAAGGCGCGACAGTTTCTACTCAGCAACGAGACTGGCCGAAGTCAGCTGTACGCCGAAAACAACCGGCAATTGGCTGAAAATCAGCGTCGTTTTGCGCTAGGTCCCAACGATGAGCGTCTGCTCGCTTTCCAACCTGCGGGCTCGCCTCGCAAGACGGTAGCGCAGCTGAAACGCGAACAGCTTGCGGCTGCAAATGCGCCAATCCTTGCTGAGCGTCGCGATATTGTAGGCGCAGCTCGTCAAGCTATTGCTGATCGCACGCCGACCCCCCCGGTTCAGACGGGCAATGTTAATACTGGTCTACTTCGCAACCTCGGCGCTCCCAAGCCGCCGAAAGGCAAGTCCGCCGAACAGCTCGCGCGCGAGGAGGAGCAGCGCACCCGCCAGTTCAACGACCAGCTCGCACAGGCGACGCAAGAGTACCTACGTGCACAGCAACAGCTTACCGGCTCGACGGACAAGCGGGCGGATATCGACCTTCAGCTACTCGAAACGGCGTCGAAAGCGCGGCTGGCGGATATTGAGTCTCAGCGTAAGCGCAACGTTCTGGCTGGTGCGGACGCCAAGATCGAGGCGGCGCGCGCGGCCGAACTGACGGCGGCGGAGAAGAAGGCGGCTACGGAACAGCGCGCCGTGATCGAGCAGGAACGCCGGTTCGCGAAAGAGCAGGCGCTCACCACAGCTACGCAGTCACTGTTGGATGCGCGTGCCATGGTTCTGTCGGCCGAACTGTCGTTGGCCCGCACCACCGGCGAACGACGCCGCATTCAGTTGGAATTGGTGGACAACCAAGAGAAAGCCGATCGCAATCGCCTGCAAGGCATCATCAACAGCAACCCTACCGACAGTGACGCTGCTCGCCAGGCGAAAACTGATCTAAGCCGGATCGGCGAACAGGCCGATGCACAGCGCCGCGTCGTCCGCGACCAGAACCTGGACCCGCTCGACCAATACAAGCGGGATCTGCATTCCGCGACGGACGACACCAATGCGGCGATCCAGAGTATCGAAGTCAACGCCCTTCAAAGCTTGGAGGACTCGCTTTCCCGCTCGATCGGGAAGGTGCTCGGCCTGAAAGGCGCGTTCGGCGATCTGTTTTCCAGTGTGCTGACCGACATCGCCAAGCTCGAATTGAAGAAAGGTATTCTCCGGCTGCTAGAGGGCTCAGGCAACAGCGGGTCTTCGGGTAACGGTGGCGGCGGATTCGGCGCCTTCCTCCGCAGCGTCGGATCGGCAATTAAGGGGTCGGGCGCTACAGGCGGCGGTCGCGCATCGGGTGGTAACGTGGTGGCGGGCGTGGCCTACGACATCGGCGAAATGGGCCCGGAGCGTGTGGTGTTTGGCATGTCGGGTCGCGTATACCCGAACGGGATGCTGCCCTCGTCTGTGGCGGGGGGCAGCGGGCACTCCACCACGCTGCTCCAGACGATCCAG